TGAGGTGCGCCACAGTTGGAAGCTGGGATACAGTGCCATTCTGCATCATACCCGATCTCATTGAGGTCTGAAAGAACAACGTCCAATCCTCTAGTGCGAAGGGCGGAGACGTTTTCGATAATGACCCCTTTAGGTCTGATTTCATTTATTAGCCTCCAATAATGTTTCCAATGACCAGACCTAGTCCCCTCAATGCCAGCACCTTTACCTGCGTAAGAGATGTCTTGGCAAGGAAAGCCCCCTGTAATTACCTCTACGCTTGTGGTAGTTAAATCTCGTGTTACTTTATCGCAGAGGTATCCACCTTTTATAACTTCAAGGTTCTTAATGTCTCCGTAGCAATGTGTATCTGGCCAATGCTTTTTAAGGACTTCTCTGCAAGATTGATCCCACTCACAAAAAGCAATAGTTTCATACAAACCAGTTTTTTCTAGGCCAAGAGTAAAACCTCCTATGCCTGCGAATAAGTCTAGTACTTTTAGTTTCTTCATTAGTGGATTTCTCCGTATGTCTTACCGAACTGTGCATCACACCCAAGAGGGACGTTTAGCTTTACCTTTTCGTTCAACTTAGCAGCCGCCCCGTGCATGATAGCAGCCACTTCATCTTGTTTACCATTCTCCACCAGAGCAACAATCTCGTCGTGGAACTGGCCGATAGTCTTAATCCCATTCTTACGACAGATAGCAACCCAAGTGTCAAAACAGAATACCCCCGTCCCTTGGTTTAGGGTAGAGAAACGATCCTTGTCACTACGTAGTGCATACCAGAAGTTAGATACAGGGTTGTACAGCCACATAGAGCCAAACAGTTCTCTGGTTCGCACAGACTTCGCTACAGCCTCTACAGACCAGTTCCTAGACCAGAAAGCATCTAGCAGTACCTTCGCCTCTTTAACTGTCATACCTGTCCCACGCGCCAGCTTAGAGGCTCCTATGCCGTATGTTGCGCTATAGTTGACAACCTTGTAGTTCTTACGCAGTGCCTTCAGTGAGCGTTCTCCAGAGTTATGCTTGTCGATGTCATCTTGAGTAATAACACCAGCAAACTTAGCAAGGTCGAGGTGTGGGTCAAAACCCTCTCGTGACATTTCCTCTACGTAGTCTGGGTCTAGTGGTTTCATGTAGTGTCGCTTGGTAGTATCCTCTAGACTAGTCATGTCAGCACCAGCTAAAACATACCCATCTGGACAAGTAAGAACACCACGAATGATGTCACCATACGGCTTGTCTACGCTAGGTAGGTTCACCAGTGGCTTAGAGTGTTTGAAGCGTAAAGTATTCGTAAGACCTGCAATCTCAGCCTTTAGGTAACCATCTGGTGATACACACTCTAGGAACGACTTAAGTATTCCAGCCCTATGTGTAAGCACTGTCAGGCCATCTAGAACATCTACAGCAGGGTCTAGGTCACCCAACTCCTTGACACTCTCACAAAGCTCCCCATTGTCTCTTACCTGTTCGATCTGACGTTCTTCGCCTGTAGTCTTGTCACGAACAAACTTGAATGTACGAGGAACCCAACCAAGGCCATGCAGCCAATCCTTAACCTGATCCGACGAGTTAGGGTTGCCTTGTTCTTCCCCCGTCTTAACAACAAAAGATTGTGTAGTGATTGGTTGCTTATACTCTTTACACAACTCTACCCACTTCTCACCATGAGAGGATAGCTCACCATCTTTCTTGTATATAACCTTTGGCTTTGTTGCTACACGAGTAAGAATGTGTTTAGGCATAGCCTCAGCCAGTTGCACTACCTTTTCTTCTTTGAGCAACATGATCTGATCGTAGGCTTCTTGTGTCTTAACTACGTCTAATTTCCACCGCAGGGACTCTTGCTCTTTAGCACAATCCATTTTGAAGGTAAGGTAGTCAACCAGACGATCTTTGTCTTTTTCCTCTGGATACAGACGATTTAGTTTAGCGTTAAGATCACGCCACAGACGAGAGTTAATCTTAACATCCTCAATACAGCGGTGAGCATAGTCTTCTGGCGTTAGGCTATCCCAATCTTTAATCACAGGCTTAGGCACTCCATACTCAATGCCATAACCCTCTAGCCCATGCTTAACACGATCATGGTTAAGATACCAAGACAAGGCTAGGGTGTCGATCAGACGGGCCTTAACCTTAATCCCTAAAACTTTTTCCACTGCTGGGATGTCGAACCTAACTTGATTATGAGCAATCAATACATCAGCTTTGTTGATAAAGTCTCGCATCTCGTCGTAATCGTGAGTGTGGTGAACTTCGCTAGTGCCAACTTCCTGCCAAGAAATAACATGGATTTTATCCAAAACGTCCAGAAGCCCATTAGTCTCTATGTCCCAAACGTAAGTTTTCATACTTCCCTCAATGTAAACGTCTCTGTATTAAAGCGCAGCATACCCGCATTACCTTCCTCAGAACAAGGTCGGTTCTTTTCTACCCGAATGTAAGTAGTGTTACGTTCTTCGAGACTAGAGGCTTCTTTATCACGATGCAAGTCAATAATCACTGATGCTCGTTGTCCAATCATCTTGCAATACTTAGGGTCACCATTGTCATTCGTGTGGGCAATAGTTACGATACCTACGTTCAATTCAGCAGCTAACTTAGACAGTCGAACCGATAGATCAGCAAGCATCTGTTCCTTACTTTCCTCTGATAGTCCAGCAACAACGTCTTGGATAGGCTCAAAGAACACAAACTTACAACCAGCCGCTTGGCTAAAGAACCTGATCTGGTCGATTAGATCATCAGCACCTTGGCCATCACTTAGGTAGAACTGGTAGAGCAACTCATCTTTTGTCAGCCGTTTTATGGCTTTAATTACTAAGTCTTCTGCCTGCTTTTCTTCAATCAAATCCCTACGGGTCAAGTTATCCTGCAACTCATAGGACACAAGGCCAAGCAGTGTACGTAGTTTAGTTTCTTCTAGGTGCCAAGTAGCGATAGGGATACCACGTTGCAGCATATTGTACTCTAGGTAACGCATAACCTCAGTTTTACCAATCCCTGTCGGAGCCTTGATAACAGTGAAGTGACCTTGCATCAAACCCATGATCTTATCGTCTAGTGCTTGGATACCTGTGGGAACGTATTGATGTTCTGGTGTATCACGATAAAGGGACAAGAATTGGTCAGTAGTGTTCAAAACATTTTCTGGTGTGTATTTCTTAGCGTTCCACCAAGCGCCCTTAAACTCTGTGGCAGCATTGTTCTGTAGGAACTCATTAGCATCCTTAAACTTGCTGTGATCTACCCGATAGACTTTGTTAGGGAACATCTTAGCAATCTTGTCAGCAATACTATTGCCAGCCTCATCGTTATCCACTGACAACACAATCTGGTCAAAGCTGTTTAGCCAATCGTGGCAGTTATCCCATAGCTTCTTAGAGGGATTAGCAGAGGGCAGAGACACCACTGGGTTAAGGTAGGTACTCTTGAGCATCTGTGACACTGATAGGGCGTCTAACTCCCCCTCTGTGATTGTGACCTTCTTAGAGCAACCAGCAGTAAAAAGGTTCATACCAAACAGTTCATCACCTTTGAAACCATCCTTAGCGAAGAACTTCTTTTCTGATAGTGTTCGTACTTTCTTTCCACCAGATGGGTAGATGTATTCTTGCTGATCCCCATAGGTCAACACATTAAATTCTTCCATAGTCTTATTGGTAATACCACGCATAGCAACATATTTACCATCAACTAAATTCTTTGGGGTATAGTTATTATTGTTATTTGTTGCAACAAAATTATCTTCAATTAAGCCTTTATCCAATTTGTCATATCTCCCTTGCTTATCGCAACTGAAACACCGATAGGCGTTCTTTTCTTTATCATAAGTAAAAGCATCTGTAGATTCACAGAAAGGACAGTGCTGATGTGTTACATTTACCAAAATGTTTCCCTTTAGTTATACTTAAGTTTCAATCTTAAGTTATATTAACTAGTTATATTATATAAACTTAAGATTGAAACTTAAGTTACTACTCCTACTTACTTATACCTTCATTTTGTGAAATCTTAGACACCAGATGAGATCACAAATTGTTACAACATAGCAGCACGAAGCTTGGTAAGGGCAGAGGTTTCTTGTCGTGATACCCACCGCTGGTTAGTCTGGGTTAAGTCAGCTACAGCATCTTGTGTTAGGTCTTCAAAGTAACGCATCTTGATAATTTGCCATTCTGTTGCGTTCAGTGTCTTTTTTGCAACAGTCTGTATGTGCAGGTTATACTCCTTGTCTTCGTAACTAACAGCATGGTCTGGAGTGAACGCTGTATCCTCTGACACATCCTCTGTGACATTCGACATAGCGGCCATCAGAGAGTTAAACGTGCCATCAGCTACCCCAGTGAGGCCCACTACGTCAGACGCGCTAGAAACAGCCTTAGAGGCTCTCCTAGAGGCCCATGTACTAGGTGTGTTCACTGCCTTGATCTTTATGTTGATGTAGTCACTCATAGCCCTACGTGCAGAACTGATGTAGATACCCTTATCCACTGCACCATTTGCCTTAGCCTCGTAGCAAGCCATAAGACCTTCACTGACTAGATCGTCGTAGTGGTTTTGGTTCCTATACCTTCCAGCCAGACTTCGACAGAAGCGTAGGATTTCTGTGTCTGTTGGTGGGTTACTTTCGTTATTACTCTCCAATGTCCCAAAACTCCTTGTCAGGCTCTTGTTGCAAATATTCTCCACGATCAGAGATAGCCTTAAAACCATCTTCAAGGTCTAGGCCATATGCTGCGCAAGTTACAATAAAACGTAGGCCAACAGATGAGATTAACTTAGTGGCAGCAGCATCAACCTCAAAGCTCACAAGAGAAGTGCCCTCCTCTGCAACAGTTTCTTCTACAAACTGAATGTGACCTAGTTCTTTGTCTTCATCTTCTTTATTCATCATCTCTTTCCAATTCTCAAGCATTTCCAATATTTCATAAGGGGTCATACTGTTTATGTGATGCACAAAGCCATTCCCCACTATACTGCTAGTGTAAAGGGATGGAGAATAATCTTGACTCTGAGTTCTAATCCACCACTCTTTATAACGTTCGTAGTTACTCATTTATTATTCCCGCGTAGCAATCCATTTGTTTCCATGTCGAATAAGATCATTATACATCCTTACAATATCTGGTAGTGTGGCACGTAGTTCATCAGAGATAGTTTGGTTACAGTATCCGTAACATTGTTGTATCATGGCATGAAGAACCCTACTACCTGTCGGATTGTCTACATCAACAGCAGAGCCAATAGTAAGCCCAAGGGTTGCCCTCTCCTTGCCCTCAATCTTGAACACAGCGTAGTTACCAATACTAGCCGTATGTGCATAGGATGCAACACAGTGACGCATCGTAGTGCCTTCCATAGCAATATCAGCCTGTGAGTTCAGAAGTGTAAAGCTATATCCATTCTGTGTAAAGACACAATCTTCTGCAAACTTCTTACTTGGGTATCTATCCCTTGCAACTTCCCATGACATACGATCATGTACTTCCTGCCACCTACGCCAAGACCAATTAAGGTTTACCTCAGTCCCATATCTGTTTGCCATACGCATAGTATCTCTTACGATATCAAATGTTTGAGCAAAGTCTTTGATACGGGGGGCAACCTTAGCTGAGGCTACCATTGCATCTTCCATACCACCATAGGTTATAGCGTAAGAAGATACTACAGGAAGTATACCTGTTCTAAAGGAGATAGCTTCTGGAGTAACTCTCATAAGTGGTGCAAGGAGTTTCATCCTAGTCTTTGAGGTGTGCGAGAGTTGCTTCCACAAACCTTTACCAAACCTTTTCCGTAGCTGCTGTGGGTCTTCCTCAAACTCAAGCATCAGGGGTATCAGGTTGATCGTTCTATCCTTAACCGCTTGATCAATCAGATGCTTATTCCTTATGGCCTTATCTACCACGTAAGGAGAAAAGGTATTCCAGTGCCTACCATTACGGCTAATTGCGAAGTAAGTCTCACGGGGGAAGTTCGCCTTGATGAACGTGTTGTATAGTGCAGCGTTCAGACGTAGTGTTATTTTAGAGCCAAAGTTTTCGTGCAGCTTTTTGTTCAACACCCGTGGCTTAACCTCATCCTTATCTTCCCAAAGCTTTACCCAGTAATCTCTGGCATTGAGGTTTAACCATTCATTGAAAAAGAAAGGGTTGCGTGGGACTTCTTCATACTTACTGAAAACTTTGTCGCCCAGCTTTACAAAATCTTTTCCGCTTGTCAGTTCATACAGTGCCATCTTAGAAACCTTCTCTTAAGACTGTTGTATTGGTATCGTTGTCAATTACCTTAATCCCCATAGGGAATACCATAGAATGCAGCAAGAATATCACGTACACGAGTCATAGCCTTGACATTTTTCTTGTTCCAAAAATCAGGAAGCTTATCCCAGTTCTTAATATGATCGTCAACTTCTAACAAGAGTTCTGTAAGTAGCTCTACAGCGATACTTGCTTTCTGGTCACGCCATTCCAACTTGTACTTATCCATTTCGTTATCTCCTTCCAAGATATGGGGGCCATTACATTTCCAAGGTGTCACACAGTTAAGACACATCTCATCTTCACTCATCTGTTCTTGCTCATTATCTGCAACAAATCACCTGCAAGTTTGTACATTTGCTCACTGTCGGCTTCTAACATAATACCCTTAACAATAGGTATCATATCCTTATACAGGCAGGCGCAAACTAAATCCTCTGCAAGCTTCCTCTTACTATCAAGCTGTGCGCTGTTTGCCCAGAACTCTGTTTGGACTGTTAGGGTCAGCAAGTATCTCTGCTGGAAGTATTCCTCACCAATACTCCTACAGGACTGATCATCTTTATAGAGGGTATGATCAAACTTAACTGGTGCACACCTGCGCTCATAAGTGTTCTCGACCTCGAAGCGCATTATGTTTCTCCTACTAATGCTACCCAAGATACTGGGAATAGCTGTTTCATCTCTTTGCTGATCTGGTCTGCAACCATCCGTGTCTCATACTGTGTATCATCCTTGCAGCGTAGCTTACACATATCTGCGAAGGCATCTAAAGAACCAGACCAATACCACTCAGTCATTGTCGATTGAGGTAGAACTATACGTGCTTGTTCTGGAGCGCACCCATCATAAACCATCTGGTTGTACAAGTCCTTTAGTTCCCACATAGCATCATCTAGTTTTTTGTGATCGGGTTCCCACTTCCCATCAGACCCTTGCTTCTTGTCAACAGACCTGCCACGCCATACCTCTGGCACATAGAACTCAGGTTCATCATCAACATAACGACGACTGATTTCATTCCAGCGTAGGAACTTATGCTTCACCAGTTGACGAGCAACAAAGATAGGGGCTTTCACATGGAAGGAAGCAAAGGCATGACCGAATGGACTAAAGTGTTTATGCTCTGCTAGGTATTTGATCAGCTTTACGTCTTTTCCTGAAAGAACACGACCCTCTAGTGCTTCTTCAAACTGTGACTTCTTACCTAAGGATACCCGTGCTGCATTAACAATACTAAGGTCTGATCCCATGCTGTCGATCAGTATAACCTTGATCATTTCTACAAATTCCTCCAAAGATTGTGTGCAACAGTGAGTGTTACAAATACAATAACGACACCAGCACACTGAACAAGGGTTAGTATCATAATCTCAAGCATAGTCTCAATCATCTGAAGAAATCCTCTGCCATTGCCAAATATGTTACGAGAAAACCTACTGGCCCTACGCAAATCACAACCAGTGCAATAGCATCAACCATCTGCGTCATACACTTGTTACAAGCTGGCTGTAGTGGGACTACAGGATACTTGGGGTAAGTAATGTAGGTCACGACAATGCCCTCACGATTGCTAGAAACAGCGCGTCTTTCTTACGCTGGAACTCTGGCAACTCAGCATGTGGCACCATGCAGGGGTGGGTCTTGGCCACGGGGTCTTTGACCTCGCCATACACCCAGCCGTCCGCGATCTTCTGGGCCATCCAGTTGTTGTGCATATCCTCTGGCGTGGCATCTGGGTATTTGAATGCGTGTTCAACGCCACTAATGGCACTCTCTCGCTGCCAACCTTGGGCATACTCCCAATCTGGTTGAGTGTAATCATAATTGCGGGCGCACCATGCACGATTAGCTTCGTGGCATACAACTGCGATGCTATATATCTCTGTCATACCTTGTGTTCCTTTGATAGTTGTATCGTAAGCATGGATAGTAAGTCCTCTGCATTACTTCTGTTCTCGCATAGCCAACGTATAATGTCACCTAGTGTATGGTTCTCATCGAACACTGTAAGTGTTTCACCATCCTCTTTGGTTAAGATCAATGGCCTACGCATTATCTCACCCATCATTCACTCATACCCTTTGATTTCAGCCAGTGGCTTCAATTCAGGTGCGGTCATAGTGTTCTCCTTTTTTGTTTCAGTCTAAAGTTTCTTCATCATTCATATTAGTCCAAGTCAATGTCAATGTCTGGGATGATTTCTTGCGGGCGGAAGATCACGCGATAATGATTACCACTAACATTACCAGACTGTAGTTGCTCTACGAAGTAAGTCACGTTATCAGACAGCCCAAGGAAATGTTTCTTGTACTCATTGGGTGCAGTCTTACAGGTGATTGTGAGTTCACCAGCATCATCGTGATTACCAAGGGAACAATAGCCCTCAACAGTAAGCATATAGGTGTCAGTGATACCATTGTAGAAGACCACACGACGAGCAATCTCGAAGTTGTCAGCCGCAGTGGACAGGTTGCTAGAGGCTACGTCTGCCTCGTTACAAGCGGTGAGTGTTAGTCCAGCTAGAGCAATCGCAGTGACCAGAAGGAGAGCTTTAAGTTTCATATCTTGTTTCCTTTATTAGAACAATTCAGTCATTGTAGTCTTTACTTTTTTGTTTCAGTGTAGTCGCCGTGAAGACCTTTCCCCTATTACTTAATACCCAACACTTTATCAGCATAGAATGATTTCCACTGCTTACTTGCAAGCTCATACACAGGGATTTGACCACGAGATTTCATAGCTTCCCCTTGGGCAACACCACGTTCAGACCCTACAATTTTGCTGCTGGGCTTGAACAAACCATTTACTGTACGGATAGTGCCATCTGCTTTGAGGAACTTAACTGTGGCAATCTTAGTGCCTTTCTTTTCGATAATCTCTTGGACTGTCTGAGTAGTAAGCATTTTATTCTCCTATTCTATGTAGAACAGATGGTTACCATAACCACCTATAAGTGTCATGTGTTTCGCCCAGTAGGGTTCAGTATCCCTAGTGTGGAAGTTGGTAGCCTTGGTGCAGAGTATGCAATCACTGCCAATGATCTCATAAGCAAGGATCACTGACTGAATAAATGCCTCTGGTTCTTCTATAACTAAATTTTTGTTGGTTGTCCAGCTAAATTCTCCATCCTCAAAGATAGTTGCACAAATGTCACCACCATCAGCGATGTTCATTGTAACCTCGGCCACTAGGATTTGACCATCAGGTGGCTCTCCTCGTGCTTCGAAGTAGATGTTAGCCGCAAGGCATAAGGTTGCTAGGGTTATCACTTCTTGTACCCCTTGCCAGTGAAGGTCTTTTTAGTTCCGTCAAGATAGTGTACAATAATGTCTGGGTCTTTCCAACTATATTCATCAGCTAGGTTTTGTAGATAAGTGTCCATACCCTCACAATCAAGTTTATCAGGACTGTACCAGCGATCACCGCAACATTCACAATCAATACCTTCTTCTACTCCATCATAATAGATACCAAAGTAAGATGCTTTACTTTCCGCTTCCTTTTTATTCTTAGCTTCAATTACAACACGATGTGAAAGGTCCTCATTTACAACAAAACTTCCACCAGAGTTGTTTTGATCCCACATATAAAAAGCCATTGTTTATCCTTTCATTATTACTTTAGGGCAGTTGCTAGGGTTATCATTTGTATAAACACCAATTAACATATTCAGACATCCAGAAGTCCCTAGACCCACTAACTGAATCAACAAGCTGGGATAATGCCTCACAGTTTTTATTAAGCTGTTCGATGCGGTCGGCTGCGGCAATATCTTTATCTAAACCCTGAAAACGTAGGTAAGTAATCAGTTCTTCATCAGTCATTCTGGTTTCTCCAATTCAGCTAACACAGTGCGGGCGCGGTCACGGATACCCCTAAGTATGTATCGCAACCCATGTTCGGAATATGTGGGGGTCATTGCCCCATTGTTTGCGCCATCGTCTACAAATCGCAAAGCAACTAATGCTTTTTCTATTTTTGCTTCCGCCGCATCAAGAAGTTCAATCCTTACCCAACCATGTTCATCAGCGATAAGATCAACCGCAGCTCTAACCAAAGATAGCTCACTCTCAGTAAGTTCTTCCAGCCTCATTCCCACAACCCCATCTCCTCTGCCATGATCTTATAGTGGTAGTCAGTCTGAACCTCAAAACTTGCCCGCAGGAATGGGATATGGTGAATAACAATCGCCACCACAACCATGTAGTATGTGAACATCTGTAGGTATTTCATAGGTTTATCTCCATAGGTTCGATGTATCTACTTGTGTAGCACACCCATGTTTCATTTGTTGCATCATAATAAACCCTGTACTGAGGATCGAACAGCCAGTGACAAGTGTCCTCGAAATTCTCACCATAGGCCCTTGCTTCTGGTGATGTCAAGAAGTAGACTTCCTCATACATTCTTTCGTTAGTAGTCTCTA